GTACATCTGCACCATCTCTAAGATAAACTGCTAAAGCGACCTTACCGAATTGTGGCGGTTCCAATTCCTCACCACCATATGCTGATACGGCAGAAATTTCTGGGAATCTTTGTTTGAGTAAAACCTCATAATCGCTTGTGGTAATTGCTCTTTCTTGAATCTGTAATGCCTTTGGTGCAAATGTTCTAATACTCTCCAATGATTCTCTTTCAGAACCACCAACTGCTGGACTAATTGTATCGACAGCAATTGTAACTGTTTCAAGAAATGTGGTTGTAAATTGTGATGCACCGTTTGGTTCATCTCCCGAGCAAATTCTATATCGTACCCTTACATCTTCAAATTCTGATGGCTGTTCACCGTAAACATTACCACCAAAATAAATTGAATATCTATCGTCAAGGTAAGGTTCCACATAAAATACTTTATCAGTAGGACCTACACCGTAAATATCTTTTTGGAAAGTATATACATTTTCATTATCTGTCGCCTCAGCATCAACGAATACCTCTAATGAATCTGTATCAACATTATCATTAGTAAGAGCAACTCTTAAAATGCCATCTTCGTCAACAATAAAGCCTTCTCTTTCAAAACTTGTGAGCATTTCGCCTTCAAAAATTTCAATATTTTCTGTGCGATAAACACCAGGTGCAGTCTTTCTAGCAATATATTGTTGCATGGTAACAAAATTAAAATTGGTACCTTGAAACGCAGTTCTGAAATCTGTATATGCCGGTATTGCAACTGTTTGTCCTTGTAATACACCGTCGGTATCAGTAATTGTTAAACTTACAACTGCCTTTGCAGATCTTCTAGAACGAGGTAGATAATTTAATTCCTTAGCATGTGATACAACCGAATTACGCAGAACTGCGGAATCAAGGAACATTTCGTTAATCGCCATGTTCGTATAAAAGTTATTGTGATAGGTATTATAAGCAAGGACATCCAAGAGAACATTCATATTGGACCCTTCAAAGTTATAATCCTTGAATTGAGTTTGCTGCCTCAGATAAGTTTTGAGCTGTGATTTAATCAACTCAAAATCTAATTCAGTGATGGGCGTTTGAGTAGCCATATCTTATCTCGTCCTTTCTAGAATAACATCTAGTGTAATAGGTTGTTCTTGGTTCCGCACATAAAAAGTTATTTTTGCTGAAACATTGCTACTATCTATATCTGCAGCAACAGTAACATCAATTAATTCAGCTCTCGGTTCGTATAATTTAACTGTTTCTTCAATCTGTGTTTTAATCATTTGTAACACAGCTGGAGTCAGATTTTCAAATAGTAATGCTCTAATATTTCCACCAAGGTTTGGTTGCATCAATCTTTCGCCGCGATCGGTTAAAAGCAAATTTTTAAGTGCATCCTTTACGGCATCATCATTTTTTAAAACTGTCAGATCACTTGACAATGGACTGATAGCAAGATCCTTCCTCAAATCAGAATATAGATCTAATTTTTTGGTTCTTGGTGTAAAAACTGTAATAGGCATTATTCTGATCCTGCCGGTGCTGGTTCAATATGTATATGTGAATTATAAGAAATTACTTCAAAATTATATAATGGAACAAGACCCCTTAAGGTTACTATATCAGTATTATTTAGGCCTGTAATATCAAGAGCTTTCCCTTCGGTGTGCCACGAATTGTCGACACCACCTGCTTTTTTATTTCCTTGTTGGCTTCTCCAAGCACTTGTAATACCAAATGGTTTCCCAATAACAGCTTGTATCCGCATAATCTTAACTAAGAAATTGCAATCCATTTCCTTCCAGGCACTCTCACCGTCATAAAAACCTTCCTTGCCATTGGGAAACGTAAACACATTTGAGCCACCGTTAACGATTGTTTTAAATGATGGTATGGCGTTAATTTCCTGGCAGGTAACTGCTGGCGGGTTCTTTGGCTTATTGCCACTTGGAGTTGGATAACTATTTTCCTGCGGTGTGTCACCTGACTCAGCCTCGTCTACTCCAGCCTTCCATTTTTCTTTTAAAACCTCGGCATTTTGTTTTCTTACGGCTGTAGGGTATCTTTTGGCACCCTTTTTAACAAATATTGCAGATGCGGCGTTTGATGCCCTTCCTAATCTGTTCACAATTCTTTCATATTTTAATGCAAAATTTTGTGATGGTGTTTTAACATCATTAATCAATGCTTCAACATTTGAAATAAATGAACAGAATCGTAATACCAAAAATTGAATTTCAGCAAGGCCTTTTCTTTCAAATAGACTTACGGCATAATCAAATAATTTGTTTAAACGATCCTTAATTGTTTCCTTATTTTCTTCATTCATAATGGCATCTGCATCATCTTGAATTTTTCTAGCACGTTTTGCTACATTTTCGTTGATGAAATTTTCAGCACAATTAACAAAGTTTAAAAGATTAAAATTACTTAATGTTTGAGTCACCTTGGTCCATATTGCTTCGATAACATTTCCTATTTTTTCCTTGATTAAATTAATGAGTGCCTTTGCCAAACCTTCTTCTGCAGCATCCTTAAAGAATTTACCACTACGAAGACGATTAATAAAGCTTAAAGCATCCTGAATAAAACCTTGAATAGTATCAACGATATCAAAAAACGCATCGATTGCACCAAACACACCTTCTATTTGTTTACAGAAACCACCTAAAATACTATTTGAAAACGTATTTTTATAATATCCATCTAACATGAATAAAAGATTATCATTGTTGCCAGCTATTTGGCTATCAATAATACTAGGAGTATAATTTGATTCATTCATAAAATCGACAAATTCTAATGCACCAATTTGGCCTCTTTGAACTCTATCTGATAAATCAGAATATTGAGATATATTTGTTGCACCAAGAAATTCGTTTAAATCATTTAATGAAATGTATAACGAATCACCATATGCTGCTTCAGCCTTAACAATAGGATTTTCTGCAGCCTCATTAGAATATGAATTAATAAAATCATCAGCCCATGCATCAATCTGATGTAATGTATATGAACCATCGTTATGATTAAGTGGAAGATTATCTGATACTCTTGCCTTGTTCAAGGTAGTTTTATCTACCAGGCATTGACCGTTTATAGACGGCGAATATGTAAGACAAGTATTAGACATAAATCCTCCTAATAAAATATTTATCCAATGTCATTAAACACGCTAGGTAAATTAACAGCTATATGTTTATCAAATGCATCAGCTGACGCCTGTTGTGAGGCCAAGAGTGCATTATATCTACCTCTGGCATCATTTAATGCAAATAATACGGGTGAAATGGTAATTGTGGACTTATTTGGCCCAACACCCTCATATCTACTCTTTCCAGTTTTGGGATCAGGGACCCCTGCCCAAATGCCCGAAAGGTTATAGGCAAATGCTTCATCAGTAAGCCCACCGTCTAGCCATTGATTAAGACCTCCGTCCATTTCCATGAGACCAATTGCTAATTTATCTTGAGTTGCAGAATCAAACCTATCATTTCTGGAGGCGTACCCCGAGTCTACAACCCTTTTCAGAGTTCCACTAATAAATTGATATCTACCAACCGCAGTACTAATACTTTCACATTTAGGCGGTCCTTCAACACAAGCAATACCACGGTCAATGAGATCCTGTTGATAATCTATAACTTCACCTACTGTCATTTCAGACAATGGCTTGCCTGGTCTATTATTTGATTTAATTTGACCGAATACTGCATTATAACCCTCTGCCTCAGATTCAGCTGAATTCAGCATATCAAGTATAGGCTTCATTGAATCCGCCTTGTTTGCAACGATATCCGCCTTATTAGTATTCTTTACAGCATCCTTTATATTATCGGTACCGGTTTTATTTCTACCACTGTGACCAGCACCAGCGGTGACACCAGTAGAGCCAGAGGATCCTTGTCTGGCAACAAAGGCTGTATTCTTTGAAGGCGGTTCTGGCATTTTTGGTACTGTACTCAATTCTGCAAAATCAAGTGTTTCCAAGAAGCCGCCAACGACACCAGCGGCAAAGGTTGGCCCTCTGAGTCTACCAGCAAGATTGACCAGGTTATCAACCTCAACCAAAACACCACCATAGATTTCAGTATATGTACTTGATCTCAATTTTGCCGGTCCAACCAAACTGTCCAACTGTATTCCAAGACCACCAAATTTTGTTGGAACTGAGCCAGCGGCATCAACAAAATAGTTATTTACAGCAGCATTATAGTCGCCTGCGACAAATAAATTATAACCTTCAGGGCCGACTGATGTATTATGTGATAAAAGACTTGTCTGTTTTGTATAAGGTGCAATTTGGTTCCAAGATTCACCGGCCTGAAGTTTCATGTTTCGCTTGGAATAAAGTGACATATTACTTACATTAGCTGACATTCTTATTTCAGCTGCACGAGCAGATAGCTGGTCACTAGCATTAAGTGCCAACTGTCCACCAATTCCAAATTCTGCATTACCGTGAACAAGTAATTTATAATCACCAAGAACCTCAGTTGTCATATTACCTTTTACATACATTGTAGCATCACTAGCAATATGGACGTGGCTTTGGCCGCCGACGTAAACATGACTATTCTTTATAGACACATCAAATTTATCTTGATTTGATTTATATGTGACATTTCCTTTGGAGTCCATTTGAATATATGAACCCTCTTTGTGCCAAATCATAATACGCTCACTATCAGGCGTGTCATCCATTTCAATGACGTGTTTTCCTGTTTCCCATATTTTATTGTGTGGCCACTTAGCATTATATGCTGGAGCTGGTTCGTCCCAATCATCCTCTGAATTTGCTATTTTAACATTTTCTACTCTATTCATTTCTTGAGCAAGGATATAGGTTTCGTCTAGGTTTTCACCACGAAGCAATCTTGATGTGGGTGCTTGCCCCCAGCTGTCGGGATCTGCTCCCTTTGCAACTAATTCGCCATCTTTGTCTGGATACACACCCCATTTAGCAGTTTCTGGGTGGTCTGGCGGTACATCAAAACTTGTAGGTATGAGACCAAGGACCATAGGTTGTTGTGCGTCTCTGCCATCAAGGAACATTCCCCATACGAATGAATTTAATGGAGGTAAGGATATATTTGGATCATAATTGCCGGCTACACATTTTGCCCAAGGAAGAAATTTTGTAGGGACTTCATCATTACCACCATGAACACCAAAGGCGCGAACTCTCACACGAGGCTCACCTGTGTCATCTTGAGCCTCAACGACACCTATAAAGAATAAAGGATTTTTAATTCCGCCTGCTTCAAACATTATGTACTCCAGTCAAATTTAGTTACCGACAGTCTAGTGGAAAGAATATTGTCCTCTATGGAGTGGAGTGTTTCCTTTACCAAATATTTTCCAGATAACTGTTCATGTTGATGTTTTTGAGTTCCGCTTAATGCAGATAAATCTGGCATAGTGATATTAACTACCTTTCCAGGTTTTATATCCAATCTACCTTTTAATTCCAGTGTAAGAGGGGTTCTGTTTAAGTGATGGTTATATGCTACTCGATTTGAAACTATTTCAGAAAAATGTTGTTCATTTTTTACTATGATACTGGCATTCGGCTGAGTTCCGTAATCTCGTACTACCATAAAAGTTCTTTCACTATCTCGGTCAAAATTATCTTTTATAAATGGTAGCGAATGAACATCGTCCTCTATTATAGATTTTTTATCGGCATTCATATTTAAAAAATTACCGATTTCTTCATAATTAAATCTCTGATTTAAAACACGCTTTCTATTAATGTCAACCTCAATAACATTATTTCTATATCCACCAGAATAAAAATCTGCTGATGTATCCACTCTGGATGGATAACTTAATTTTTCAATGGTTTGAATTTGAGACTCCGTTTGTGTGCCAACATTGGATCCATATGGATTAAAGACTAAATCAATTATTCCAGATTCGGTTTTATCCTCATTTAAATTTGCAAATTCAATTAACCACTCATCAGTTACAAAATAATATCCATCAACCGTTTCAAAAAATCTAAACGTACAAGATGGTGATCTTGAACTGAAAGATTCTCTTGCAAGAAAATTCATCGTCTGCGCAGGGTTATAATTAGGAATAACCAACCGCTTTACACCTTCAGTGCGTTGTAGGTAAAAATGTCTTTCTGATTCCGATTTCAAATCATATCGGGCAGATCTAGGTGGTACTTTTTCTCCATCCTTACCACTACTATAATTTGCACCATCATTTAATCCACCAAAATATTCTTCAAAAACTCTTTTTGCTGCTGTTGATGCAAATACGTCATAGAATGGTTTTACCACTCTTTTACCGATTGTTTTAAATGATGAAGTTGATGTAAAATGCATTGCAAATGTTTTACCATCAAGACTTGCTGTAGGTGTTATTCCATCAATTTTATATATTCGAACATCCATATTAACGACAGTTCCAAGATCGTATCCTTTAATACTCAACTGCAGTCGTTCCTCTCCGCGCAGTGGTGATAGATTTCTTGCAGATGATCCACCAGCTTCAGCATCTTCTTTTGTTCTAGGCATTGCGTTTTCTAGCAAACCTACACGATCCTCAATAAGTATGGTTCCTATATAACTATTCTGTGCTATGGATTGTGTCAGGCTAAACCCTGTAACCATGGATGTGATATTTACACCCTCACCACCAGGAGGTGTGCCATATGTAAATAGCACAGCTCTATCTATAGTGGCCCTAGATGGGTTATAGTCCTTAGTATTAAGTGCCACCTTTTACTTCCTGACTCTCATTTTTGCAATAAACTCATCTTCAAGCTGACCAATAAAGTCACTATCAAAAAGAAAAATTTCCTTTTTATTTTCATTTATATCATTTTCGAAATCAATAATTCTGTATGGTTTCCATTCCTCTGGAATAATACGTTTAATAATAATTTTACGGCCTGCTTCTGTACGAAGAATAATTCTATCCTCTTTACGAAGATAAATTGTTCTAAATGATTCAGGTGCTAGTTTTACAATATCAACTGCCATTTAGACCTCTTTATAGTAATATAAAATATTTTCATCATTGTCTTGGTCCCTTACCCAATCGACTACATCCTGACCAGTAAGACCAGACTGTTCTGAATATTTTTCAATTAAATAGTTATTGAATGTATATTCATCCATAGGCCACTCGTGATATGGATCAACAATATTATTTGCTAGATAAACAAGCCAAACATAATCAACGGATCCATAGTAAAATAATGCAATATCTTCTGCTCTTTCATTTTCTGCTACGGTATATGGTAAAAACAATAATGGATTTGTAGATACACTTTTTAAAAACTGATTTCGACGTGTAATATCTCTTACCTTTTTTCCTTGGTAATCAATAATTGGAAAATTTTGAAAATAACTAGCCATTAGCCTTGCCCTCCTGCATCCGCTTGTGGCGGAGGAGCAGTAATAGTTTCAGTGGTAACAGCTTCTGCCGCACCTGAATAATCATTTGCCGTATGAATTTCAAGTTCTTGTAATTGAATGCCTAATTGAACTGCTCCAGGTTTACCATCAGTCATAATTGGAATATTACCAGTAGCACCATAATCAACATTAACTGATTGAATCATACATGGCTTAAATCTTGGGAAGTGTGTTTGATCCACACCTAAAAGATGTATTTCAACTACACTCGGATATCTTAAAAATGCTCGACTGATTACCTCTTCGCCGTTGATATTAACACCCTGAGTTTCCGGTAATGCTTTTGTCTTTAAAAAATGCACTATCTGTTTAATAGTTTCAGAATCTGTTTTATCAAAAGGATACAATTCCCATGTAAATTGATGCGATTTAAGATTCACACCTTCAAACGCCAATGTCTCCTTTGGGTTTACCACATTACCAGCATATACACCAACACTACGACCTATATCGCCAGGTAAAAAATTTCTTAATAGATATGAAGCACCAGCTGCGGCATCTCTTAAGCCTATTTGCTGTAATTGTGCTCCAATATCCTCTAGCGATTTTTTAAACCCCTTTGATGCAAAACCAGAACCAACATTTTGCATGAGTGTCGCCATTGAACTGGTAATATTGCCTGCGGCGGTTGATATTGCATCTATACTAGCATCGCCAGCACCAGTTTGGTTAGTCAGATACGAGGCAATTTTCTCAGAAATAAGACTTCTTTCAAATCCGTTTAAACGTAAGTCCGTTTGATCTTGTAATTGTTTTGGAAATGGTAGTTCTATTCCTGCCGAACTATTTAATGCCTTATTAATCTGGCCTTGTGTTTGAAATACTCGTGATGCGCCTAGGATGGGTGTCAGCCCTTCATAGGTTCTTCGGTCCTTGTAGGCATAATCTTTAAATACTAAAAGAATACTGTGAGCCTCGGTGCGATTAGGAAAAGACATAAATTTTCCATCGGATGTGGATCTCTTATGCTGTTCCTTCTTCACCTGCGGTTTTGATGACATATTAGCCTCGTTTTCTATATAAATAGCTTTACAGAGATATTTATACAAAAAAATGTGATTTAGGAATGGCTTATAAAGGAAGGTTTCGACCTAAAAATCCTGGTAAATATAAGGGTGATCCAACAAGAATTATTTACAGATCCTTGTGGGAATTTAAATTTTTTAGATATGTTGATGAGCACCCTGATGTTATATGGTGGCAGTCGGAGGAGGTCGTTGTTCCGTATTTTTCTCCAGTGGATGGAAAACGGCACAGATATTTTCCGGACGTTATTGTAAACAGAAAGATGCCAGATGGTACGACCAGGACGATAATGATTGAAATTAAACCATATAAACAAACATTGCCGCCTGATCCGAGGAAGAAAAATAATACTCCTACGGGTAGAATATCTAGGAGATATTTAAACGAGGTAAAAACCTATGGGGTTAATACGGCAAAATGGAAAGCGGCAAGAAATTTTTGTGCTGATAGGGGATGGGAATTTCAGATCATGACAGAAAAAGAA